GGCAATTTTATACCCAAATCTAAAACATAAAGGAGAAATGATTTATGTTAGTAAAAATTATGGAACAAAACAGAGAGGAAATCTTAACCGCCAACAGCCGCGATGTTGCGGAACATTTTGAAAAGCAACATAAAGATGTCCTGGAAAGCATCCGAAATCTCACGGCGGAAAATTCCGCCACCAAATCCATGTTCATCGAAACATCATTTGAAAGCAGAGGCAAGTTCTATCCTCAGTATGAACTTACTCGCGACGGGTTTTCTTTATTGGTAATGGGATTCACTGGCTCGAAAGCTTTGGAATGGAAACTAAAATATATTGAAGCTTTCAATGAAATGGAGCGTGAATTAAAACGCCTTTTTGAGGAGCGAAAACGCACGGAGATCGAGCGTGCGAAAGGTATTATCATTCGCCATGTCCTGACAGACACTATCAAAATGAAAATAGCCGATAGTCCCAATAAAAAGTTTGCGTATCCCAATTATACAAAGCTGATCTACCGAACCATCTTTGGAAAATCCTTAAAAGAACTTCAGGCTGATTTTGGAGTGAAACCAAAAGAAACGGTCCGGGATTATATGACAGCTGAACAGCTTAAAGAAGTAGAAAGCATGGAAATGCTGGTCAGCAGCTTAATCAATCTCGGTATGAGTTATGATGAAATCAAGTCCTTTATCCAGCAGAAATATACTCCCATGCTCATGGCTGGATAAAAATGAACCTTCTCCCGCTTAACGCCGGCGGAATATAAAAGCGCGTTTTGCTTACAACCGCCGCTTGCCTGGCGCGGGGTATAAATCCAGGCTTGAACATATTGTCCGTTTGATGTATAATAATATCAGTAATTTGGGTGTGTGTTTTCGGATGCACACTTGAGAGAGCCGGAGTAATCTGGCTCTCTTTTTCATTATATAACTCCGCCCTCCTTTCCGTTTTCGGTGGGGAGGGCTGTTTATTTTATGTTTTGACTTGCATAATTTAAAATAAACCCGAAAAAAGCGGTTAAATGCGCAATTCTGAAAAACAAAAGAGCCCCCGCAAAAGCAGAGGCTCCAATGGATTGTAGGCCCGCAGGTTACTACAATACGATCACTAGCAATAGGTTACCACGAGGTTGACTAAAAGTCAATAGCTATCTCGAACACATATCGCCTACCTCTATTTTATGCCATTTGTGAAAAAATATACACTTATTTTTACAACTTCATTCGTCATCGGCATTATAAGCCTTGTTTTGGCAATAAAAAAGAAGTAACCGCCCAGTTCCCAACTTAACAGTTACTTCTATCGCTTTAAAGATGGGCTAACCGTCTCAAAGGTAGCGCCTTACGCTTTTATTGTAACCGCTTCTTTTTTATATTGTCAATAAGTTCCCCCGCTTTATCCGAGATGGGTTGAGTCGGGGGATTTTTTATTTTCTGATTACACACCCAGCACCATCGGTAAAAGTGCCGGAAGCGATCTTCGCGATATCATAAATCCAACCGCACACAAATAAACCGCCAGTCAAAAACCATATAATCCCACTTCCTACTTTCCCCACGTAAAAACGGTGAATGCCAAGGCAGCCTAAAAAGATCGCTAAAATTAAAGCGACCATTTTACTCTTATGACTAATACCATTACCGCTGTATCCGGCATTAATATTAGTGTTTTCATTTTTGTTCACATTGTTGATGATGATGGTAGGTATTTGCTGAGAAGTAGAATTCCCAGCTTGTAATATGGTTCCGCAATTAGGACACACCTGCGCGTTTTCCACGTTTGCACCGCAATTTTGGCATTTCATATTTCCGATTCCTCCTAATTATAACACTGAAATTGATTAGAATACTTAATTCTGATCTTTAACACAATTATACATGGTTCACACTGTAAAATCAAGAATAAAGCGGAATATTAGCACATTATTTGCTAATAATAAGAATAAAGAAGGAATATGGCACAATGAAAATATATGACTATAACGGTAAAAAGAATATTTGTGGGGAAAGATTACGAGAAGCACGGGTTATTCAACGACTGCGTCAAGAAGATTTAGCGGCAAAAATCCAAACAATGGGTGCCAATTTGGAACGAGATAGCATAAGTCGAATAGAGATTGGAACGCGATTTGTTTCAGATTTTGAGTTAAAAGTATTTGCTAAAGCGTTGGGCGTTTCTGTTGATTGGCTTTTAGACAACGAATGAAGGCGGTGGGGGGAATTCCCGCCGCCTTATTTTTTCTTGTTTATTTACAAAATCCATTGACATACTGCAATAAGTATGATATAATTAAAACATCGAAAGGAGGTGAAGAGAATGGCGCAGGACATAGGAAAAGCCTTGCAGGAGCTTTCAAAAGCGATTGAGAATAACGAAGCGGTGGAAAGCGTTGTTATCAAAATCACTTTGAAGAAACAAAAATCCGACAAGGCTTCAAATCCCAAAGAAAGCAAATAGCTTTCATAGGCAGGGAACGGGCGGGAAACCGCCCTTCCCGTAAGCCCTATTATAATATAATTTGCCCGTGATTGTCAACGGAGCGGGCGGAAAGGGGCGGAATATGGTTATTCGTAAGGGAAACAAAGAATACACGATCACAGAGCGGCGCGAATGCTGGGTGCTTTCCTGTACGATTGGCGGACTATCCGTGGAATACAAGGTTCCGAAGGATATTTGCAACGATGAAAAGGAATTGCGTGCCTACGTCGAAGCGGAAGAATTGTTTTAAAGGTGAGGACGATGGCGGAAAAAAGAAAAACAAAAACTTCTTCGGCGGTGAAGAACCGCTATAATAATCGCGTATATGGTTCTATTATCGTGCGCATTCCGAAAGAGATGGCAGAAGCCTTCAAGGAAAAGTGCGCCGTAACAGGGACGGCGCAAGCGCAAGTTATCAAGAAAGCGATTGAACAGTTCTTGGCAGAATAAGCGAAGCAACGGAGGGCGGCAGGATATGCCGCCCTTTTTTATTTCGTAGGAAGGGGAAAACGAGAATGCACAAGCATTTGACGTGGACGGATCGCCTTAAAATCGAGAAGGCACTGAAAGAGGGCTTGAAGCCTTGTAAAATTGCCGACCGCTTGCACGTCCATAATACAACGATATACAGAGAATTAAAGCGCGGAACCTATACGCATTTGAATTCCGACTTGACAATGGAAGAATGCTATTCGCCGGAAATCGCCCAACAACACTATGAAGAAAATCTTAAAGACAAAGGCGGGGAATTGAAGATCGGGAACGATTACGAATTAGCCGCCTTCATCGAAAAAAAGATCGGTGAAGAAGGGTATTCACCCGCCGCCGTTATAGGAGAAATCAAACGACTGGGGCTGACCTTTAAAACGGAGATTAGTGAAAAGACGATTTATAATTATATCGATAAAGGTATATTTTACAGTATCAGTCGCAAGAGCTTGCCGGAAAATGGAAAACGCAAAAGGAAGTACGACAAGGTGGAGCGCAAAAAATCCGCACGCACGTCGGCGGGTGAAAGCATAGAAAGACGCGACCCAGAGATCGGAGAGCGAAAAACCTTCGGACATTGGGAAGGCGATTGCGTATGCGGAAAGAAAAAGACGAAGGAAGCTTTATTTGTCCTTTCGGAACGGTTGACGCGGGAAGAAATCATTATGAAGATACCGGATCAGACTTCCATCAGCATTGTAGCGGCGCTGAACAAGCTGGAACGCCGTTACGGAAAACGGTTTTCAACGATATTCAAAAGTATTACATTTGACAACGGATCAGAGTTCGCGGACTGCGCCGGAATAGAACGTTCTGTTTATGGGAAGGGCCGAAAGCGCACAAGGGCTTACTATTGCCACCCTTATAGCGCATTTGAGCGGGGTACAAACGAGAATATAAACAAAATGATACGACGGTTTCTTCCGAAAGGAACAGACTTCCGGAAAGTAACCGCCGCATATATTCATCGAGTAGAATCGTGGATCAATAATTATCCTCGTGAGATTTTAAAATTTTCAACTTCAAACGACCTATTTACTGCACATATTGCCACAATCTAAAAATATTTTATTTTTTTCTGCTTTTACTCTTGACTTTTTCGGGTGGAGAGAGTAATATTAAAAGCAGAGGAAATCAAAACGATTTTTCTGCTTTATTTTTTTAATCTTAACAAAGAAAGGGGCCTTAAAAATGGGAAAATACTCATATTTGACATTTGACCAGCGTCGCGAAATAGAATCGCTATACAACGACGGAAACAGAGTAGTAGATATTGCCTCAAAAATCCAAAGAAGTGTTGCTGCTGTTTACGAAGAACTCAAACGCGGATACACAGGGGAACTTGATGAAAATAAACGTCTTAAATACAGCGCTGATCTCGCGCAAACAACAGTGCAAGCAAATATACGGCGAAGAGGCAACAAACAGTTAAATAAAAGCACTATCACTAAAACGTGAATATCTGTGACGAAAAGGAAGCGGGGTGAGGACATGGAAATAAAAACTAAAATTGATTCACAAGAAGCAATGCAAAAAGAACAGCCTAACAACACCATCTTAATAGATGGCATTGAACTTCCCACGTACCAAAAACATTATGAAGATAGGGAGAAAATCCGTTCGGAAATTAAGTTTTTGAAAAGGGAAAACCTTGTACAAAGCATCTTTATCATTATCCTTGCGATAGCGCTGCTATTGAAATAGCCAGAGAAACTAAAGAAATTACTGCCGCTAAAAAATCAGCCCACTTATCAGCAATGTAATTTAATACTTCCCGGCGGCGAAAGTAGCGCAAATGAAGTCCTTTATGTGAAAGATGAAAACCAGATGTTTTTCCACTGCCGTATCGCTGGTACTCAACAAATCCCTGAGATTCTAACCATCTTACACAGGCGCGTAAATCTTCCAGCGAAATATGTAAGGAATCAGCTAAATCATCAAATTCTTTATCAAATCTACAAACGTACTCGCTTCCTAGATTTTTGGAAAATAAATATTTAATAACCTGTTTACTAGTTTTATCCGTGGTAATCACCCCTCACATATTTTATCACGCTCTGGAAAGACAAACAATAGCCGCACTCAGGCGGCAGAAAGGAGGTATTTCGTGGAACCAAAATTTAAAGTCGTTCCCGTGGCAATGGACTTCAATAAACTCCTACCTTCCATTTTGGGAATGACAGAAAATCAATTAATAAGTGAACTCAAACGAAAAATTGATGAAAAAAGGAGGACAAGCACATGAGCACAGAAATGACAGTGGCGTTTATCGTTCTGGCGGTATGGAGCGCCGTATTCACAGCGGCATATATCGGCGAACGGTACCGAAACCGGAAGCTGAGGAACGCTTTAAAGAAGAAAAGGAGCCGGTATGCAGCAGGTCATTATCAGCAAATTCACTGAGGCCTCTCCGTGCTTTGGTTGTACGAAACGAACGCCGTTTTGCCACAGAATAGGCCAATGCGAACTTTTCACCGCTTGGAGAGCCAGGAAAGAAGCTTTTACCCAAACAGAACAAGTAAAACGCAGAGGCTACCAAACAGCCAGGGATCAGCGCTCAGAACAGGTCTACAAGCAGTTTAAAAAAGATCATCTACCAGGGAGGTCAAAAGGTTGGAGATAGTCAAAAGGCAGAGAGGCCGGAAGATTCCATTTTACTTCACGATCACGCCAAAGGAATACATAGAAATGAAAAAGGCCGATTGTGAAATAGACGGCAAGGAAAGCGCCGACAGGCGTGCGGCCTGGCACAGACAAAAGAAAAGCCGCCCTCGCGACTGGCATCACGAAAAAGCGGCAAGCAAAAATATCCTATCTATATATTAAACCAAAACAGGAGGTTTGTCAAATGGACGATAAAGAGTTAATGATCTGTCTGATGAAAAGATGTTTAGAGCTGGAGAAAGAAATCGAAAAGCAAAAGTTATCCGGAGACTATTGGTTCCGGGAATGTGAGAGGCTGAAAAATGAACAGAAGCAATGATAACGACCTCTCCCGTGCGGAATTTGAGTACCTGTACGATACCGATAACGAGGAACCGGAAACGGATAAAAGCCCGGAATACGAGGCCCTGGAGTGGCTGAAGGAGGTATATTATGCCTACCAAGAACGGTGTTGAATTTTACGCGAAAGGCAATTTAACAGAGCCGGTATTTTTCCCCAACGGCGTATTGTGCTGCAACTCCTGCTGGCTCAAAAAAAGCAAAACCACAAATAAACACCTGCGGATCATCTGCGTTCATACCTACGAATCCTTAAACGATATTGATATTTACACGCAGAGGGGAACCGACTGCCCTCTGGAAATCGAAGAGGAATTGATCAACGGAATTGAAAAATAAAAGGAGCTGTTAAACTATGGCAATTATCGCAAGAGAAAAAGGAACCGCTATTGAACCAATTACCGAGGGCGTACATACTGCTGTCTGCATCATGGTAATTGATCTCGGAGAACAGTGGAGCGAGGCTTTCCAAAAAACAAATCACAAGGTCATGATCACCTGGGAGGTTACTGACGAATCAACCACGATAGACGGCGAGGAAAAACCGAGAGTAATCAGCAAGGAGTATACTCTTTCCCTTTCTCAGAAAGCAACCTTAAGGAGCCACCTGGAGGCCTGGAGAGGAAAGAAGTTTACCGATCAGGAATTGGACTGCTTCGATATGGTGAATATCCTCGGCACCAGCTGCCAGCTTCAAATTCTGCATAACGATAAGGGATACGCTAATGTGGCGGCAATCATGGCCATGCCTAAAAACATGCCGAAAGTGAAACCGAGGTCCGAAACAGTGTACTTTGATCTGTCCACACCGGAATGTCTGGCTTTCTTGGACAAGCTTCCGGAATGGGTACAGGATAAGATCAAAAAATCAGAGGATTACAAAGCTCTGATCAAAAACAATCCGCAAGCCGAGGAAGAGTTTGAAGACGAAAGCTTGCCTTTTTGAGGTGAGCTATGAACATTTTAGAATATATCCCGTTTCGGGGTGATCCGCCAATTACCAGAAAAGAACTGGAGAAAAGAACTGGCCTGAACGACAGAACTAACCGCGCTTTCATTGAAAAGGAACGAACCAGCGAAACCATCAACCCCGTTGGCGTGATCCTATCGTCAAGCCATAGCGGAGGCTACTGGGTCAGCGATTATGAACCTGAAATCAAAGAATTTAATCAGGAACTGATCAGCAGAATCAAAAAGCTGCAAAAAATCCTGATCCACAATGAGCAGTTTCTACTGTTGAAAAGCCGCATGGACAGGCGGTGATCATAAAAATGGCAGATAAAAGAATGTTTTCAAAAACAATTATTGAAAGCGATTTGTTTCTGAATATGACGCCGAAAACACAAATGCTTTACATACACTTGTCTATGCACGCCGATGATGATGGATTTGTAGGTAATCCACAAAGCGTTTTGAGAATGATAGGGGCCTCAAAATCAGATCTAAAAACACTGGAAAAATTAAATTTTGTGATAACTTTTTCAAGCGGTGTGCTGGTTGTAACGCACTGGAAGCAAAATAACACAATTCGGTCTGATAGATACCAAGAAACAAAATATTTAGAGGAGAAAGCAAAAATCCGCGAAAATCCTAGCAAAGAATACATCTTAATGGATACCAATGGTTGTCAATTGGTATCCCATACGGTACCAAAACCGGATACCCAGTATAGATTAGATAAGAATAGTATAGGTTATACCCCCCTTACCCCCCAAGGGGAAGCGGAACAGAGCGAGAGCCTAAAGGTTGAAAAGGCCAAAGGGACAGCAAAGGCTGTGAACCACTCCAAGACCTCTGTGCAGATCCGCTTTCAAAGCTTTTGGGAAGCCTATCCGAAAAAGAAGGCCAAGGGCGACGCTTTAAAAGCCTTTAACAAACTGAACCCAGACGACGGCTTAATGGAGAAAATGCTGTCCGCACTGGAATGGCAGAAAAAAAGCTTTGACTGGACCAAGGACGGAGGGCAGTATATCCCTCTCCCCGCTTCCTGGATACGGGGTATGCGCTGGGAAGACGAACCGGAAGCCGCCGTAAAAAAGGAGGGACGCCAATGGAAGATTTTAGACTGATCTATGATTTTCAGGCGGAGCGCTCCCTGATCGGCGCAATGCTGATCGCTCCCGAAAAGGTGATTCCGGAAGCTGCTTTGTCCTTATCCCCTAAATGCTTTTACCACGGCTTATGCCGTCAGGTGTATTCCACCTGTGTAGAATATTTCAAGCTGGGAAAGCCCATTGACCCCATCACCATATCAGCGGAAAGCGGAGGCTTCGACCGGCAGGAGTGCCGGGATTTCTGTCTTGCCTGCGCTTGTGATACTCCGGCAGTTTCCCATTACCTGGAATATATCAGGATCTTAAAAGAAGTCCGCATGAAAAATGAAGCGCTGGCGGCCGCTGAATCCCTAATCGATGAAATCCAAAAGGGAGAAGATATTGAACGCTGCCAGTCTATGGCTTCCAGCCTGTTAAAATGCTTTGACCACAGCGTTAAGGCCGAAGGGTTGACCGCGAAAGAGGGCTATTTGAACTTTTCGACAGACCTCGAGGAGCATAAGGAGTACATACAAACCGGTATTCCCTGGATCGACCGAAATATCTTTATCAGCCCAGGGGATTACATCGTAATCGGCGGGGGTCCGTCCTCCGGCAAAACAGCGCTGACACTTCAAATGATGCTGAATATGGCTAAAAAATACCAATGCGTATATTTTTCTCTGGAAACCTCTCCGGAAAAAATTTTCGAGCGGCTGGTTACATGCTACGCCCGGCTTGATTTTTCAAAGGTAAAACGCCGGGAGGTTGACGACGCTGACACCGCTAAAATCACGGAAAAATACGAGAGCTTCCAGGCTTTAAAGCTGGAGGTTGTTTCGGCTGCGGGCTGGACAGCGGAGCAGATCAAGTCAAAGGCGGTACAGGCCAGGGCAGATGTGATTTTTGTGGATTATCTGACTTTAATGAAAGCCTCCGGGAAAACGCCTTACGAACGGGCAACGCAGATTTCAATGGACCTGCATACCCTGGCGCAGCAGATGGAAATCGCGGTCATTACCCTGGCACAGCTTAACCGTGCTGGGAAAGGAGACCCGGATATGACCAGCCTGAGAGAATCCGGGCAGATTGAGCAGGACGCGGACGCGATTCTTTTGATTCACTGGCCCGATCAGGAGGACAGCACCAGGGAACTGATTATCGCGAAAAACAAGGAAGGCGAAACGGGGAAAAATTTTCTCAGATTTGACGGGAAGCATCAGACCTTTTCTGAGTTTAATTTACGCCAGCCGGAATTTTAGGAGGAACAATGAAACTGTTTATCGTTATTCCTGGCAAGCCGCAGGGAAAAGCCAGGGCCAGGACATGCAAAACCGGGCACAGCTACACGCCGGAAAACACAGTGCTGTACGAAAATCTGATTAAAACTTCATTTCTGGAACGGTATGGGGCCCGGGGTAAAATCAGGACTCAGGGAAAACAAAAGCCTGCGCTGAAGATGGAGATTTACGCGGGATTTCAGGTTCCCAAATCATTTTCCAACAAAGACAGGATTTCGGCGTTAAGCGGAGACCTTCTCCCCACAAAAAAGCCTGATTCCGATAATATCGCGAAAGTGGTTGCGGACGCTTTAAACGGGATCGCTTATGACGACGACGCTCAGATCGCCGATTTAACGGTTATCAAGCGGTACACGGAGAATCCCTGCGTAAAGGTAACCATCGAGGAGATCAGCCATGACCTTTGACGAGCTTTGCGCTCTCGCCGGAAACGGGAAGCCTCTTCCCCGTTCCGTGCTTCCTTTAGAGCGTGTTGCATACCGCGGGCTTACCTGGCTGTACCATGCTTACCGGCGCGGCGCTTTTTCCAAGGACGAAGCCGCGGAGGAAAAAGAAGCCCTCAGGAGAGAGTATGAGGAAGCGCGGAGAAAAGAAAAGGACGACCTGAAGCTTTACAAATACATCGACCAAATCCGCGTGGCTTTCGGCGGGCAGTTCAAGGCTGTAAAAGAAAGCGGCTGCCCTGTATGCCGACGGCTCATTGAGATTTTGGACGGGAGGGATTCAGGTGAGAAAAATTAGAAAGAATAAACCACCTATAGAAGCAATCACTCAAATATCGATCTATGGAGAACGGTTTAATGGTGTGGTTTGCCCTTACTGTTTACATACCTTGTGTTTAGAAAAAGACGCGGGCAAACGCAATATTAATTCCTGCCCGGAGTGTGGACAGAAAATATCCCCGCCGCAAACAGGCGTAAGAAGGTAAGAGGAGCCGATAGAAAATGAAAAAACACATTGAGAGAAAGAAAGAAAATCGTACCAGCTTGACCCATTTTTCTTTGTTCTCTGGAATTGGAGGGCTTGATCTCGCGGCGGAAATGGCGGGATTCAAAACTCTCGGGCAATGTGAGTTAGATGATTACGCCATAAAAATATTGGAAAAACATTGGCCCAATGTTCCAAAATGGAGGGATATAAGGAATGTTACAGGATTACAAGTGTCTGGAAAAATCAGTGAGGAGATCACCGTACTCTCTGGAGGATTCCCGTGCCAACCGCATAGCGTTGCGGGAAAACGTCTCGCGTCTAGTGATGAACGTGATTTGTGGGGGGAATTCACAAGAATCATTCGCGAAATTAGACCAAAGTGGATCGTGGCGGAAAACGTACCAGGGTTATTGTCAAGTGAGCATGGAAGGTTTTTTGGACGAGTTCTGCGGGACCTGGCCCACATGGGGTATAATGCGGGATGGGGAGTGTTTTCGGCTTTCCAAGCTGGAATGGAGCACGAACGCAAAAGAATTTGTATTGTTGCCAACTCCATTAGCAACGGACGGAATGGCTTGGACAAAAGTCGGAAAAAACTGCTTGAAAACAATGAGATACATATTCTCAAAGAAAGGAAATCCGTTGAATCGCCTATTTTATTTGAATATGCTTTGCGGAAACTCCGCGGCGACGACGGCGAACTTTTACGAAATGATTATGGGGTTCCCGACGCACTGGACAGACTTAAGTGTTTAGGAAACGCCGTTGTTCCTCAACAGTTTTATCCCGTATTCCAAGCTATAGCAGACATTGAGATTCAGGGAACGGAGGGCAAAAGCAATGAGCATAAAAACTTATGACCAACTTTTCGATGCAGAAGGAAAGTATATTACCGACAGCGGATACCAAGAGATTCATGTATTGGACAAAATGTTGGCAGAAGCTGAAATTCCACATACTATGAAGCCATTTATGGACGGATTTCAAATTTGTTATCCGGTTGAATCCCCGCCTGATAGAGTAATGGACGCTATAGAACATTATGGAAGTTATGGAAGCGAATCGGATCTACTTGAAATTATGGGCCTTTTAACGCCGGAAGAGCGAGAACATGACAGCGTGCTTGGTTGTTTATCCGCAAAAGATGTTTTTAAAAGAATTGAGCGGCACTGGAGGGAAGGATAAAAAATGACATGTAAAGATTGCGTGTATTATGAGGCGTGTGTAAATTTGATGACAGATCCAAAAAGAATTGAATCGATGTCTTATGGAAATAGTGAAAAATGGCTTTGTTTTAAAGACAAATCAAAGTTTATTGAGTTGCCTTGTAAGGTTGGAAATAAAGTTTGGTTTATAAAATCTGCATTTAGTTATGTTAAACGTCCAATTTCTGCAATGGTTTGTGGAATTAAAACTTTTTCGAACAAAAGCACTTTTACTTTTATGGCATTAACAGACGAAAACAATATCAGCAGGAGTTTTATAAATCAAGATATCGGCAAAACCGTATTTCTTACCGAAGAAGAAGCTGAAAAAGCGTTGGAGGGAATAAACCATGACTGAATCAAAACCACACAAAATTTATTGCGAAGCTCTGAATAAATGGGGGGGCTGAAGCTCAAACACTCATGGTTTTTGAGGAAATGTCAGAACTGCAAAAGGAGCTTTGTAAGCACGCCAGGGGCAAAGATAACCGTGAAGCTATTGCCGAAGAGATCGCGGACGTTCAAATCATGTTGGAACAAATGATGATTCTTCACGATTGTGAGGATTTAGTAGAAGTACAAAAATTCAAGAAAACACACAGATTAAAGATTCGCTTGGAACAGGAGAGTTGATGATGAATAAACAAAAAGGCTGGCCTCAATGTGAAAAATGCGACCAGTGGAAAGAAAACAAATGTAGGACGGTTAATGAGGAAGGTCTTTCACCTTGTGAGGTTATGAGCCGGAAAGCATTTAACTACTTAGCGAAACAGGAGGCTTGAAAAGTGAAAAAATTTCATTGTTGTTTAGATATTGAAGGTGGAATAAAGCGCGCTAAAGATTTAAAAGGCTGTATTACAGTTGATGGAAAGATACTAACAGATGTATCAGATATCAAAAAATTCCTGAAAGAACAGCTCGCTATGGGGAGAAAAGTCCTTCCTTGCGGCGACTGCGACAATTTCGACTATCAAACCGGCTGTAAAGGACACGATGTAGAGGATAAGGAGGCAGATCATGTCTGAGTACATCAAGAGAGAAGACGCACTAGGCTGCGTTCTAGGCGTATTTGACCGTCAAAGGATTAAAGAACTTCCCGCCGCCGACGCGGCAAAGGTGAAGCATGGGAAGTGGGAATATATCGGTACAGACAAAAAGGGGCATGTATACCGATGTTCCAATTGTGCTGGAAGGATTGGATTGGACTATGAAACCAGCTACTGCCCCAACTGCGGAGCAAAGATGGATTTGGAGGACTAAGCTATGACAAGGGAAAAAGCGATTGAAGTTCTTGAAAATGGTGCATGGTGGGATTTGCTTATCCCTATAACGACCATTGAAGGCAGGAAGTTAGATATCGAATTGCATGAAGCTCTTGATATTGCTATTGCCGCTTTACGCAACGGCTGGATCAGTGTTGAGGACAGGCTGCCGGAAGATGACTTGCCAAAAGATAGTGATAGATTAATGATTAAATGCCTGGTTGCCGCTACGTAATGAGTTTTGATCCTAAGGTTAATAAAATACACTGCACGGATTGGTTTTGGAGCAAAGGCGCTAATAATATCACCCACTGGCAGCCACTTCCGGAACCACCTGAGGAGGATTAGTTATGTATGAGGAATTAGTTGAACTGTTGAGAATGCGCGCGGCGCTTATCGATTCTGATCTAGATAATCAGGCCGCCGAAGCCATTGAAATATTGGAAGCACTGGCGCAAAACGGCCAAAGCGCAATAGATACCAATAAACGCCTGGCTGATAAAATCCGAATGCTGAAAGCTAAACTCGATCAAGCCGAGGAGACCTTGGATTTTTGCAGGACGAAAGACGCGGAAATTATCAGGCTGGGACAAGAACGCAACCGCCTAAAGCGTGAGAGAGATCAGGCGGTGGAGGATTTAAACACTCTGCGAAAACGCAGTGACTGGAAATGTGAAGCGTGTTATTATAACGACCATTACAACCGTGATATTTGTACTGGGTGCGAATATAACAACGATAACAATTGGCAATGGCGCGGCGTTCAGGAGGAGAATAATGGATAGATTGACGTTTGAAGGAAATTTTTGCGATATAGCAATGGGCCGGGAGATGCCAGGAGGAAGTTTCTGCGAGGACGGATACTGTTCTCAGCGTAAAGTTTGGGAACGTTTAAAGGCTTATGAGGACACAGGCCTTGAGCCGGAAGACGTTATGAAACTGTCTGAAATGATCGAGAAGTTAAGAAAAGAGGTAAATCATGAGTGACTGGCAATTATTACTTTTAGGTTATTTTTTAGGCGCACCGTTAGGCTTCTTGCTTTGTTCCGTTCTGGTGGCAAGCAAAGACCCGCCTAAACCGCACACTACTTGTAAGAACTGCGTACATAGAAACAAGAAGGAATGCCCTTTCTCACATATCGAATGTGATGTGACCGGAGATTCTATTTTCTGGCATACTAACAAACAAGATGACTTCTACTGCAAGGAGGCTCAGGACATTGGGCTGGCCACAAAGCGGAAATAGGAAAAGCTGCAAGGGGTGTATCTATAACAGACCTCTAACTTTTGAAGGTTCCGGGCAGCAACGTTACTGCCTATATTGCTATGATACCGGTAAGCCTAGAGGCTGCCCGCCGGAGAAGTGTGATAAAAAGACTGTCAGGAGGTTGAAAATTGAACTGGAAAAAAGAAGCTGAAAACGATCTTAGATGCTACACGAAGCGCAAAGCATCTTTAAATAATCTTCGGGATCAGATTTTAACTTTACGATTAGAACAGGAATCTATCAAGGCTTGTACTGCTGATTCCGAGCCAGTGAAAGGCGGCGGGAGTAAAACTGAAGATCGCTGGCTTGATAATATTGTGAAAGCTAAGCGTTTATCCCTGGCCTACTCCGCAACTCAACGAATTGTCGCGCTCATCGAGAAAGGGCTGAACGGAATAACTGAAGTACAAAAAGACTTTCTCACAGAGTTTTACATAGACCGCCATGACGGACACGTGGAAAGGCTGATGGAAAAATATCATATTGAAAGGACAAAAGTATATAGCGATAAAGATGAGGCGCTTTATCAGTTTACTATTTCTATGTACGGAATAATTGATTATTAATTCGCGGAAAAAACGCGGACGATTTTTTCAAAAACATAGGATATAATAAGATCATAGAAAAGTGTACAAGGTTCATTGACCTCCTTTCCTAAGGACCGCAGGCTTAACGGCTTTGCGGTCTTTCTATTTATCCTGAAATTGTGGTGGTGGTATGGCGAAACATTTAACCGATAGAGAAAAAAAGAAAATCATTGCGGACTATGTAGAATTGGAAAGCTATAATGCCGTAGCAAAAAAGCATAATGTATCTGCGACAACGGTAAAAAACACGGTCTTAAAAAATAATGAAAGTGTTAAAAAGTGCGAACAAAAAAAAGAACAGAATACCGCTGATATACTTGAGTTTATGGACAAGAAAAAAGATGATGTGTGCAGCATTATTTCTCTTTATCTTTCTGAACTTCAAAACTCCGATAAGCTTCAGCGGGCAAGTATTCAGAGTATTGCCACATCACTGGGCATTGTTATTGACAAATTTACGAAAGACGCGCAGAAGCAGTCCGATACCTCTCTTTTTGACGCTATAGCGAAAGCAGCGGGAGGATTCAAAGTTGAGTAAAGAAATAGTGTGGGGGCAAAAGCAGCGGAAGATTTTAAACGCTCCTTATTCCCATTGCTTAGAAGTTAATGAGGGGACGCCGAGATCAGGAAAAACAACCGTAAGCGTTTCCCGCTTCGCTTGGTATCTTTGGAACACCCCGGACCTAAACCATATGGTTTTAGCATATAACCAGGAACAAGCTTTCAAGTTGGTAATGGACTGTGACGGCTTCGGACTGCTTCATATTTTTGACGGAATTTCCAGAATGAAGCATGATGATTTCGGAGATCACCTGGAAATCGAGACGATGAAAGGAATAAAACGCGTTTACTACAAAGGCGCTGGTAAAGCGGACAGCCATAAATCATTCACCGGAATGTCTTTAGGAAGCGTTTACTTCTGCGAAATCAATCTTCTGCATATCGACGCAATACAGGAAGCTTTCCGCCGTACTTATGCCTCTAGGATAAGATGGCACATCGCTGATTTAAACCCTCCCGCTCCCAGTCACCCAGTAATCTCTGAGGTGTTTAACATACAGGATACCAAATGGACCCACTGGACCATAGACGACAATCCCATTATTACCCCGGAAAGAAAGGAAGAAATCCGAAAAACCTGTTTAAAGAATCCCTATTTATACAAACGCGACTGGCTCGGCGAGCGGTGTATCCCGCAAGGGGTTATTTATTCCATGTTTGACCCGCAGCGCCATATTCTCAGTTATATTCCGGACAGCGAAAGCAAAATCGAAATGTATTTCGCTGGTGACGGCGGCCTCTCGGACGCTACCTCGATTGGCTGCTACGTGGTGACTCGAACCACGCAGAACCAGTTTAAATTATACCGTGTCGCCGGGTGGTATTATTCCGGGGCGGATATTGGAGTTACAAAAGCAATGTCGGTACAGGCCCGTGAAATCTGCGGCAGCTTTATTCCCTACTGCCGCCAGCTTACGGGTATGAGGGAATCCAGTATTAAGATAGATCCAGCTTGCAAGGCGTTACGCGCTGAATTTGATCTGCTCGGTTACTATACAGACCGCGCGGATAACAACGCCAGGGACATTAAAGGAGCCAGAAAAGGGATTGAGGTTGGTATTGAATATCTGCAAAGCAGTATTTCAGACGGGCGCTTCTATCTCGTTGAAAACGACAGGTTTGGACATCTGGATTTTTTAAAGGAGATCGGAATGTATTGCGTAGATAACAACGGCAATCCCGTTGACGCATATAACCACGCAATGGACGAAACCCGTTACGCTCATAATTACTTCTATAAAAACTATGTTATATAAGGCGGTGAGCCAATGCTGGAAAAACTAAAAGAGAGGGTGAAAAACTGGATGCAGAAGACCGGAGCCGAAACAGGCTTGTCAAAAGAGTTCAAAGATATTTTCGAGGTTGGAGGCGTGCCTGCTTTTAACCAATTTTACTATTTCGGTATTTTTATCTGGAAGTATTTGTACAAGGGGTTTTACAGTCCTTGGCACAGAATACTAGCTCCTACTATTGAAAACCCGAGAAACCGGCGCGACCTAGAAAGAATGGACGTCGCAAAAGCTGTAAGCTCTGAACTAGCCGGCCTGATCTGGAGCGAACAATGTGAGGTGCATGTTAGTCAATCGGACAGCGAGGAACAGCCGCTGGAAGAGTTTGTCCATGATGTTTTGACAAAAAACGGATTTTGGACAAAAATGCAGGAACATATTGAGCAGGTGCTCGCATTAGGCGGCGGTGCTATTAAGGCATGGTACGAGGTTAAACGGGACGGCGCGGGAAATGAAATCCCCGAAAGCGGAGGAATACGGCTGGGTTTCTGCATGGCAGATCAGTTTGTCCCTACTGCCTGGGATAACGCCCAGGTTACGGACGGCGTATTTATCAGCCGTGAGGCAAAGGACGGCTATTATTATACCCGGCTGGAATGGCATAAATGGGACGGGCTAACCTACTATATAAGCAATGAGGCATTTCGCACTGAATATAAGCAGCCGAATCCCGGCATGACGGAAGCACAGGATATTCTAGGGTTTCGCTACCCACTTAATGAAATTTATCCGTTTCTGAACGAAAACACTTCTATGCAGGGATTAACCACTTCCCTATTTGCTTATTACCGAACCGCTGCCGCCAATAACATTGATGATAACTCTCCCCTTGGCGTATCGATTTATGCAAATGCTCTTTCTACCCTCAAGGCGTTAGATATTTGTTACGACAGTTTTATCCGGGAGTTTCGCCTGGGCAAAAAAAGAATTATCGTTCCGGCTCAATGTATTCGGACGGTAATCGACCCGCAAACCGGAGAAATGCGGCGCTATTTTGACGCCTCTGATGAAGCCTATGAAGCGCTCTCTACGGATAGTCCTGATTCTTTAAAAATACAAGATAACAGTATTGAACTGCGTGTTGATGAACACGAAAGAGCAATAAACACATTCCTATCTATTTTGTGTTTACAGGTTGGATTTTCTGCCGGTACCTTCACCTTTGACAGATCGACAGGCTTGAAAACCGCTACCGAAGTGATCAGCGAAAACAGCAAGACCTATAAGACTATCAAAGGCCACCAGCTGCAAGTCAAGATGGCGATCGCTAAAATCATTGATGCCATCGTCCAGATTGCTTCCCTCTATGACATGAAGTGGAACGGGTACAGCATTAAAGCGCTGGCTTCACGAGGCTGGGAAACTAAGGTTGTTTTTGATGATTCTATTCTTCAGGATCGGCAGACAAACATCAACGAGGGAATCCTGTTGATAGGTAACGGCCTTATGAGCAAAAAGCGCTTTATGGTGGAAAAGTTGGGATATACTGAGGAAGAGGCTGTGCAGGAACTGGTTGAAATCGAAAAGGAGTCCTCTATATCTGCGGATATGGTCGATATGGCAGAGCAGGCCGGGCAGGAAGCCAATGCCATAAATCCAAATGAGGAACCGGAAGCCAAGGAAGAGGACGAGGAAGCGGCGGAAGATGAATCCTAATAGGGGGTGTGTAAATGGCCAGATTAACCCCTAATGAGATTCTAAAGCTTTCGGAGCCGGTTGAGCAGGTTTACAGCAATATTGTGGACGCGCTTTTGATTAATATGGGGAAGCATTTCAATTCCGGCCACGCGCTTTCCACAGAACAGTGGGAAATCCGAAAGCTTGCCGAGCTGGGGCAGCTCAATAAAGAGAGCATTGAGATTATCGCTTCCCTTACCGGGCAAAATAAAGAACTGATCACTGCCGCCTTAGAAAACGCCGTATACATGGCGACAAAAGACATAGAGCCGGAGTTAAAAAAAGCTGTAAAAAAAGGCGCTATACAAAACGCCGCTGCGGATAACGTGATAGCCAGTCAAAGCATTGTACAAGCCCTAAACGCCTATGAGCAGCAGGCAATGGATAAGCTGAACCTTGTCAATACCACTATGCTGGAAAGCACACTCGCTCAATACCGAAAGGTAATCGCTAACACGGTCAATATCGACCGCCAGATGAAAGCGACGCAGGAAGTTTTGAACACCGCCGCCGGAAAAGTGATAGCGGGGACAGAAAGCCGACAGCAGGCTTTAAGACAGGCGCTGTCACAAATACATAAAGAGGGCGTCACCGGATTTTACGACCGCACCGGGCGGAAATGGTCGCCGGAAGCTTATGTTAATATGGATATTCGCACCACAGTACATAACACGGCTATTGAAGCCGTTAAAACCAGACAGGAGGACTATGGGGTCGATATTTTCCGGGTGTCAAGACACTCCGGTGCCCGTCCGCTGTGCTATCCGTATCAGGGCCGCTATTTTTCATGGAACAACAAAAGCGGAACCTTTACGGACGGCGAGGGAAAACGCCACCGCTACTCCCCTATTTCTTCTACAAGCTATGGAAAACCGGCCGGATTGTTTGGGATCAACTGCGGGCATCACCCGATCACCATGATTCCGGGCGTATCTATTCCGCGCGACAGGCCGGAACAGGACAAGGAAGAAAATGACAAGGTATATGCGGAATCCCAGGAGCAGCGCAGGCTGGAAAGAGAAATCCGCTATTCCAAGCAAAAAGCCGCCATGATGGAAGCAGCCGGAGACAAAGAAGGCTTTGAAAAAGAAGCCGTGAAAATTAGGGAAAAACAGGCTGACTACAATGCATTTTGCAAAAAGACAGGACGCACGAAAAGGCTTGATCGGACACAGGTTTTTGACTATAATAAATCTGTATCTGCTAAGGCTGTTGCAGCGGCCAAACGAAGAGAAAAAGCTTGAAACATCTCTACGCAGTAATCCTGTAAAATTGCCGGACGGAACCTTTTCTAAAATTACCGAAGGGACAAAAATTTCTGACATTGAAACTTTTGCAGGAAAAGGCTCTAAAACCGATCTTAGAGTAAAGAACTTCTTGGTTCAAAATTATGGTGGTTCTGCGGAAAACTGGCAGCACTCAAAAGGAAGAGGTTATATAGACACCGCAGACGGTCCTAAAAAAGCTGTTATTCACTGGTTTTATGAGGAAAATGTAGGTGCAAAAGAAATATTTGTGAAAGGCTGGTCGAAAAAATGAAAGTAAAATATAACGGTGATTATTACAAAGTCAGATTGCACAAAGGAAATGTTTACGATGTTATATCTGTTGAAAATGGTTGGTATGAAATCATAGGAGAAGATGGAGATCAAGGTTTTTTTTCGCCAGATGATTTTGAAATAGTTGAGTAGCCGCCCTGGAAATGAAAGGGTGGCTTTTTTATACCTATTTTAAGTTGAAAGAGGTGATCATATGGCAGAATGTAACCATGACTTTATCGGAACCGCTCAGCATATCAAATGCAGGCGCTGCGGCCTTGTTTTGAGCGCTGAGCAATACAAGGAATATAAGAACCCTCAGATTAAAAAAGCGGCTGGAAAACCCCGTCAAAGAAAGAAGGTAGAATAATGAATGAGTTTCAGCGTCTCATAGCTTATCTGAAAATCCTGTATCACAACCTTACCACACTGCACAGGAACCTGGTAAAAGACGACGCCTGGTTCGCTAACCACAAGCAGATCGGGAAATGGTATGAGGAGGTTTCTGACCAAATTGATGATCTTGTGGAAACCGGAATCGCTTTAGGCTATTTGGAACCGGGTATTAAAGAATCCGTCCTGGAGTTTTCCAACGACTGTTTAGCGGTTCAGCCGAGAGGCCCGGAAGAAAGCTTTCGGTTGATTCTCGGGTACTTCCGAAGCGTGGCCGGCATGATGCAGGCAGCAGAAGCGGAGGTTCCCGCCTCTGTAGCCAACAAACTCCAAGAATATGAGTATGAGTGGAACAAAGAAGCCAACTTTAAATTAGCCGCGGCAATTGGCGAACACGCGCACGGCGGCAATGTGGAGTATGACGATGATTAGTCTTTAAAATTAAATAAAAACAGCGTCTTGCAGTTATTGCGGGGCGCTATTTTTATACCCATTTCGCCCCCGTAGCACGGCGTTAAACTGCGGTGCAATCCGCCTGTCGTTCTTAGGCGTTAAAGAAAGGAATGTATTTTATGGCGTTTACAAGAAGATCACTGGGAGCTCTTGGCCTCAGTGAAGAACAGGTTGATAAAGTTATGGCGTTGCACGGTACCAGCATGTCGGACTTTATCCCGAAATCAGAAGTACAGGAGAAAATTGACCAGGCACTGGCAGACGCTCAAAAAAACGCTCTGCAAAATGTGAAGATCAAAGAAACCGACGAATATAAGACCGTTGCGGAGGAGCGCGATATGCTCCGCGCTTTAGGCGGTGATGATTTTTCGTCGGTGAAACCAAAATTCCGTGAAACTGTATATAAAATGCTCGAACGCGGGGAAAACGCTCCCGCAATCGCCGAGCAGTTAAAAACAGTCGCGGAAAAATACGAAGAATATTTTAACCCAACAGAACCTGCGCCGCCCTCTTCCCCGCAATTCGGAGCGGAGGTCAAAGGACAGATGCCGAGCGGAAAGACCGGATCAACCTTTGAGGACATCTGGCGGCCAGGACGTTAAAGAAAGGAAGATAATCTATGGCATTTACTCAGCTTGAATTAAACTATGCAACCGAATACTCTAAGGCAATGGCAAATATGTACCCTTATTGGTCTTATTTTTCTGATTTGTACGGCAGCCCGAACAGCGCTACCTATAAGCCGATCAGCGGAAAGGCTGTGGCTGTTCAAAGCATGACCACCAGCGGCGCAAGAGCGGTAAACCGCGATCAGATCACCGGAACTTTTAACCGAAATTTCAACACCTCCGAACAGATTCTTACTATGAGAATGGATCGGGAATGGGACACCCTGGCTGATCCTATGGATATTCAAGAGGATCCGATTGTCAATATCGCCAATATCACAAAGACGTTCAACGAATTCCAGAAGGTGCCGGAAATGGACGCTTACGCGGCTTCCGCGCTGGCTCAGGCGGCGAGCGGCTTCGGAGGCGTTGATGCTACGGCTCTAACCGCTGATAATATTCTGGAAACCTGGGATACCTACCTGGCGTATATGGTGAATCAGCGTGTACCTCGTGACCGTATCCGCGCCAAAATGACACCCGATACCTATAAGCTTCTGAAAGAGGCTGCCGGCATCACTCGTTTTGTGGAGGCTGATACTGGTATTCGCAACATTGACCGAAATGTTGGTAAGCTTGACGGCGTTGTCATTATGGAGGTCCCCAAAGATATCATGATGAGCGCTTACGATTTTACCGAGGGCTGGGCCTCTGCCACAGGGGCGAAGCAAATCAATCTATTGATGTTCGACCCCATTGCAATCGCCGCACCTGTTGTCTATGAAACCTCCATGATGTCCGCGCCTACCGCGCAGAGCAAAGGAAAATGGCTCTATTACGAGCGTTACTACTACGATGTGTTTGCCCTGAACCAGAGGCTTCCCGGCATCTTTGTAAATATGGCTTCCAACCCGGCTTTAGGCACCCTGAATATTACCACTTCCGCAGGCGCCGACAGTACTCATACCATCATCAATGGATTGGCTCCGGCTCCGTACGGCATGAAATATGTTGCTAAAACCAATAAAGACGGAGCGGTAAGCGTGACTTATGGTCAGGCACTTACAGACTGGACCGATGTTACTAACGGAGCGAGCTTTACCACAAAATCCGGCGATACTGTAACCGTTGCGCTGGTTAATACGACCAAGGGAAATATCGCCACTGCCACCGGCTCCGCGCTGGCTGTCGTAGGCTCCTAATCAAGAGGTGGGCTTATGGCGTACATCACATATCAGCAGTATCTTGATCTTTATGGTATATGCCCGATTTCTGAAGAGGAGTTTCCTGTGTACGCCGGACTTGCGTCTGATATGATCGACAGTATTACGCGATATAGAATTGTTGAGGGCGGGGGAATCTCCGCCCTCCCGTCTATACTTCAAACGCTGGTTCAAAAGGCTGCCGCAGCACAAGTGCTATACTTCACACAAATCGGACTGGAAACCGTGCTGACAGGCCAGGCCTGCCAGTCTTTTACGGTGGGAAAGGTTTCAGTATCGGGCGGCGCATTGTCCAGTACAACCACAAAGCCCGGCGCTCTGATGGTCAGCCCTTTCGCGCTTTCCTTGCTTGAACAAACTCCGTTGATGGAAAGAGGTGTGTATGTATGCTCAGACCGATTCCTCAATCCCTTTTGGGGGATTTAGCAATTATTAAGGTTTGCACGGGAATGGACGCTTGGCAAAAGCCCGTGTGGCAGGACTATGAGGTCTCCCGTGTGCATCTTCAAAACACCAACGAAGTGAAAAAGACAAAGGAAAACACCGAGGTCGTGCTGCGCTCTACGCTGTTCATTGACGCCAGGCTTTCAAGGCCCGTCCTGGATTATGATTCTCTGGCGGAACATTCCCAAAAGGCCGGAAAGCCTCTCCGGTGCGAAGTGTTTAACTCGCAGGGTCAGAAATACGGCGAATATGAAGTGCTGACGGTTGACCCGGTTCCCGATGTCCCCGCGACCCGCGTCCATCACGTAGAATTGGGGTTGGTGTAATGTCAGTTAAAATTACGCGAAACATGGCCGCCATTCAGGCAAAAATTAAGGCGGGAAATTCTATGATGATCCCGGCTGTTACAGAATCTGTCATTGAATACGGAAATGTTTTTGTTCCGGAAGATCAAGGCACATTAAAGGACAGCGCCTTGATTGCCAGCAGGCCACAGGACGGATTAGCTATTTGGGACACTCCTTACGCGAAACGGCGGTATTACACCGGAACCCCGTCAAAGGACAAAAATCAAAATGCTTCCCTCCAATGGGTTGAAAAAGGTGTAAACACCTACAAAAAGGAACTGGATCAAGTAGCGCAGAACGCCTTTTCGAAGGGAATGAGCAAAAAATGAGCGTATACGACGATGTTTTAACCGCAGTTATTGATCTTGCGGAGCAAACGGAGCTGTATTCAAAAATTGTGATAGGGCCTATGCCTCCTGAAAACGGTATTTCCATCGCGTGGGGATCCGGGAACTTAAATACCTTTCTTGACAAAAAGGCCGCCGTCTCCATGTCGGCGGTTTTAAACTGCAAAAATTCTGATCAAGAGCTTGCGGCGGACACGCTTGGAAACCTTCACACGTTTTTGAATATGCGGAAGGACTACCCCTCCGCAGACCGCTTCCAAATCACAAATATAGAAACCACAGCCGCACCCGTCTATTTAGGGCGCGAAGAAAACAACCAATGGCTTTACGGCTCCAGCCTTGAAGTCAAATTTTATTTAAGGGGGAATTAATATGGCAGCTTACGGCTTGCTTACAATGTACAACCTGACTGCTTCTATCGGTGTATCTCAGGGAGCGGATCCGCCTGGTACCTGGACTTATGCCGAACTAGCCGAAGGATTTGACAATATCGCTGAGGCCTTGAACGAGGTTGTTCAGCAATACTTTTTCTTATCGGACAAGGGATTCGCAAAAAACCACGTGACAGGTATGGCTCCGGCGTTCACGCTCACCGGGCGGCGCGTTGTCGGCGATCAGGCCCAGGATTACATTTTCAGCAAAAAATACGGACTGGATACCGACCGGCAGTCTTCTTTCCAGCTGAAGTATACCGATGCTCAAAGCAAAGAGGTCACTATTACCTGTGACTGCACCTTCTGCAACATTCAGGAATGGTCCGGCGCCAGCACCGATGACAGCGCGATTTCTGTGGAAATCCGTTTCGACGGAAAGCCCACTATCACGCCGGCAGCCTAAATAACACAAGGGGGGCGGTTTATCCTCCCCCCTTCTATTTTTTATAAGGAGGATATCCTGATGTATACGCTTAGACAAAACGCTCTTTTTACCGATGAAATCGAACTGCAAAAGAACGATGGAACCAGCGAACTTCTAAAAATTAAAATTGATATTCGTCCCGAACTGGTAAAGAAATACCGGGAACTCCAAGTCCGGTTCGTGGACTTGCAAAAGCGTTCCAACAGTAACCCCGGAGACTTAAAGATCGTTGAAGATATTGGGAAAGCCGTTGTTGATGTGTTCTGCCTTTTATTCGGGGAAGAAAACGCTAAAAAAATTATTGAATTTTATTCCGATGATTTTCAGCAGATGGCCTACAATCTTTTCCCGTATGTTCAAAACGTTCTCGTGCCTAAATTTCAGGAGGTCGCCCGTCAAAGAAAACAAGCATTTAAGCGGAGAGCGTGGAAATGAGACTGTATTCCCCTCTGAAAAAGAGGGTCAAATATAAGCTTGTGCCCGTGCGTTTAAATACCTCTTTTCGAACGGTGCTGAAATGCTATCAAGTATTCTCCGACACGCTTTTGACAGATTCTGAAAAGGCTGAGGCCTGCTTATGGCTTTTAGTAAAATCAAAATTATTTCTAAAAATCCTAAAGCCTGACAAAAAAGCGGCTCTTTTCAATCTAATCTTCAAGGAATTTATTGATGTGTCAGATAAAAAAAACGGAGGAGAAAAGTATTTCGATTTTAATCAGGACGCATGGGCCGTCTATTCTTCCTTTATGCAGTGCTACCATCTCGATCTGCTTGGCGCTGACAAAAATCTTCATTGGTGGAGCTTTACGGCGTTATTTAACGGTTTGTCTGATGATACCAAGATCATGCAGATCATTTCAATACGTTCCCGCCCACTTCCCAAGCCGACAAAATACAACGCTGAGGAACGCCGGCAGCTAATCAAGCTGAAGCAGCTGTACAAGCTTAATTTGTCAGAAGAAGAAAGAAAAAAGCAATTCCAAGACGGGCTTGCAAAAATCGCTGTTGCACTGCACACCCTGGCGGAAAGGCCGTAACGGTGATAATCGTGGATAAAATTAAGTGTCCGTACTGCGGTTATGTGATGCCTTTAAGAGTTGACCCTGACGCGAAATGCAAGGGCGTTTGGATTAAGTGCAAGGGCCGTAACTGCAAAAAAGAATTTGAAATAAAAATAGGAAAAGTCAAGTAGTGCCATCATGTGCCGATGACTTTCACTTGTGAGGTGATTTCATTGGCAGAAGGCAGAGTGGAATATGAAGTCAGGGCTGACACTAGCAAAGTCAAAAAGGATCTAGACGATGCTGAAAAAAAAGTAACCCAATCATCAGAACAAACAAGCAAAGCGCAAAAAGAGGACTATAAGAGCACCGCCAAAGAGTTTAAAAAACAGTCTGATAATGTAGTAGACGATGCTAAAAGCGCAAATAGCAAAATTGAAGAATCAAGTTCGAATACCTCTGGCGCCATGCAGAAAATATTCGAGGGCGCAGCCATTAATATTGGCGGTTCTTTAGTTGACATGGCTAAAAGCGCGGTTTCCTCAATAGGAGAACTTACCGTAGGCTCTGCGATAAATTTTGATCAAGCGATGAATCAGTTTGCAGCCTCTACCGGAAAGGGCCAAGCTGAATTGGGTGAATACGAAGAAACTCTAAAAAGTATTTATACCAATAACTACGGGGATTCTTTTGAAGACGTTGCCGATGCAATGGCAAAGGTTACTCAGCGCATAGATGATCTTGACCAAGCCTCCTTGCAAAACATCACGGAATCCGCATTCGCCTTAAGAGATACTTTTGGTTATGACATAAATGAATCTGTACGCGCCGCCAGCACTATGATGAAACAATTCGGTATTGATGGCGATAAGGCGATGGGATTAATTGCTGTTGGTGCTCAAAATGGATTAGATTTCTCAGGCGAGCTATTAGACAGTATCAGCGAATATTCTGTCCAGTTTGCAAAAGTCGGGCTTGATGCCGACGACATGTTTAAAATTATGGAAAAAGGCGCCGAAACCGGCGCTTTCAATTTGGACAAGGTCGGAGACGCCATCAAAGAAATGTCGATTAGAGTAATTGACGGTTCTGCGACTACACAGCAAGGATTTGAGTTAATTGGTCTAAACGCTGATGAAATGTCCGCTAAATTTGCCGCTGGCGGAGAAAGCGCAAAGGAAGCGTTTCAGCAAACGGTTGACGCTTTAGCGAGCGTGGACGACCCCCTGGCTCAAAGTACAGCCGGTGTAGACCTCTTCGGAACCATGTGGGAAGACTTAGGCCCGGAGGTTGTCACCCAACTTTCTAATATTGAAGATGGTGCTTACGCCGCCAAAGATTCAATGGAAGATCTAAAAAACGTCAAATACGACGATCTTGGATCAATGTTTGAAGAGATAAAACGGCAAGCGGAAACAGCACTGTTAGACGTTGGGAATGCGCTCATGCCCATTATTACTCAAATTCTTGACACCGTAGGCCCCATGTTATCAGGGCTATTTGATGGAATCGGGCCAGCTGTTGAAGGAATTACAACTCAATTAGCTCCATTAATTGATGAAATGCTCCCGAGAATGTTTGAGGCGTTCTCGCAGATCATGGAACCTATTGGAGAATTAGCTGAAACCCTTCTCCCAGTTTTTATGGAAGCGTGGGACACGATCTCTGAGCCGCTTTCAAACTTGGTTGAAACGATCCTTCCTCCGTTATCAGAAATTTTAGAAACCGTGGTAGGGGCTATAGGACAAATCGCATCAGAAATCATACCAATTTTAGCCGAAGGACTTGCTATTTTAATTGAAAACATCACTCCTATTGTAGATGCGATTTTGCCGATCCTAGTAGAAGTTATCAATCAATTATTACCTCCTATCATGGAACTAATTTCTAATATAATGCCGGTGCTTCTTGACCTATTTCAATCAATTATTGAACCGGTATCACAATTAGCACAGACATTAATGCCGATATTAAAGGATATCATCGACGCATTAATGCCAGTTATTCAGTCGGTAATCGATGTTCTTTCGCCTTTGATTGAATTGTTTTCTCAGTTAGTTGGACAAATCATCAGCGCAATTATGCCAGCAATTCAAAAACTTGCAGAAATCTTCGGTACCGTATTGGCTAAGGCTATAGAACTGATTTCCCCTATTTTAGACGGGTTGATGGACGTTTTCGGAGGATTAATTGATTTTATTTCCGGTGTGTTTTCTGGAAACTGGGAACAGGCATGGAACGGAATTGTCGATATGTTCAAAGGGATTTTCAACTTAATCCCGACCATTATTGAATCCATTTTAAACGGTGCTATTTGGATAATCAATCAATTAATTGGAGGAATTAACGCACTGACCGGCGCAATCGGTATCCCAGCAATTCCTACTATTCCAGATGTCACGCTGCCCCGTTTCCATACAGGCGGTATCGTTGATTTTGCGATGGGAGAAGGTCCCGCCTTATTAAAGGACGGGGAAATGGTTTTGACGCAGAAACAGCAGGCCGAGCTTTTCGCATTGGCGAACGGGAACTATTCAGACGCTGCAAATTCGTCTGTTATCGTAGTTAATTCTCCACTTTATTTAGATGGAAAACTGATTACGGACAATGTAACGAAGCACCAGTACAGTGACGTTATGGCAAAGAGGTACAAAGGATGACGGTTTATTTAAACAAAACACGCCGCCCGGATATTCTTGTTGAAACCGGAGGATCGCTTGATGAAAACGAAGCGCATGTGACTTCATCTACCCTGCGAATTTATATGCCGGCCGATTCAAAAGATATTGCCGCCTGCGATTATATTCAGTTGGTTGAGAATGATATGGTAATCTTCGCCGGAACCATTATGGAAGCTGAACAAGAAAACCTGGATAACGTGGATCTGTCTTACAAAATATATAATCTCACCCTGACGAACAACTCCGATTATATCGCCAGCGTTTTTGTTGACATGACGTTTCCGTCCGGCGCCAGCGTTACCCAGATTTTAATGGGAAACAGACCGGGCCAGTCTTGGTATGATGCATCTCTCGGCGAGTTCTACGGCATTATTCCGGTTAGAGTGGAAAATGAAGGAATTACCGTCGGGGAAATTGACGATTTTACTGGAATAACCTTAAACAGCCCGGCTTACTTATGGGGGCAGATTGTTTCCACCGTGATAGATCAAATGGCAGATGTATGCGGTGCTTGGTGGGAAATCACCCCAGATAAGGTCTTCAATATGCGGTATACCTACAACCGAAGCACCGCGCCGATCAGCCTTGATTCCGATTCAGCGGTTTATAACGTAAATGTCACCCGCGATTCTTTTACCATGTATTCTGCTGTCCGGGTGGTCGGCGGACAAAGCAAAGGCCAATATCAGGAATTCCAAATCAAAAGTAACGGGGAAACCGGACTTCGCTTTGAAAGGCTCTCACCTCAAATCGTTAGATGCAAATATCCTCTGTACTCTATGAGTAATGCAATTCAAAGCGGAGCTACATCTTCAACCGTGCCAGCAAATGTAAAAATTGGATTCAATGGAATTGACGATGACGACGACACGGTACAGGCGTTAATGAGTTATGGCGGATATGAAATTGAAATGAAAGACGGTTACGAATGGCTTGATCTTTCAAACGGCGGGTATATCCAGGTTAATGGATATCCTTTAATCCAGGTCTACTCCCGGCTGGTTGACGGAAACCTAAGAGAAAAAATCAAAGCCCAAAGAGGCGGCTCCGGTATTATTGAATATCTGATCGAAGATGAAACCATAGTAGATTTTTCGGACGCTGCTTTAAACGCGGAAACATTTTTACAACGTGCCGCGCAGCCAGCTTTTACGATTTCATTTTCCACATTAATTCCCGGCTGGTCTGCGGGGCAGCTTCTGACGGTAGATCTGCCATACTTTAATACATTTGGAAATTTTCAGGTGACTTCTGTTTCCGCTAAGAGTATCTTGTCTAAAGACAACGGAACTATGTGGGAATATTCGGTAGAAGCTTCTACCATTTCATACCGCGATAAAACAAAAACGCTATTTTTCCAGCCTAAAAAAATCACGTTCGAAATGGACGGAAGCCTCCCGGCTGCTGACGGCCAGTATATTAACGACGATATTAATATTCAAACTTATATTATGGCGTTTAAAACGCAGCCAATGGACTGGCGCACATTAGAAGGAATTGCTCCCAGCTGGACCGTTTGGGAAGAAATCTTTCCATCGTGGCTTGTGTTTGAAAAAGCCGCCAACGTAAACACCTGGAGCGAAATTGAAAGCACAATCAAAAACTGGCGCGGCTGGGAAAAGGCATATCCGTCTTGGTTTGTTTTTGAAGAACTTATAAAGGGGTGGTACTACTTGGGAAATTATTTAACGCCTTTTGCAAAACAAAAGCTGCTGAAGCTTATTCAAGGCCAGGGAGCTGCCGGGGATTTATCCGGAATTAATCTAGTATCAGATTTATATTTCACCACAAATGCATCAAATGATTTTCATCTGCCGCCGGCGGATATTGTTGAAGTTAGCGCTACCAGTGTTACAGCCACTTATTATCTACTGCCAGATCAACTCCAGGAGAAAATATCCAGCCTGCAAATGTATTATAACGGCTCTCAACAAAACGAACCAATTCTTCAGGCCGCCGTTAATATAGACCGTTCTCCGGATAACCCGGAAGGTGAATTTGCTATGACACTCAGCGTCAGACATGCCATTTTATAAAGGAGGAGCACTATGAGCTATCAATCCACAACACCAAATTTTGATCTGCCCCAATGGGTATATTCTGACCCACCGCAAATGAACGATTTTAATACCGCTTTCGCTAACATTGACGAAAAAGCTATACCAAATGATGAAAAAGGTGCAGCTAATGGTGTAGCAACCCTAAACAGTTCCGGCAAGCTGGCTCAAATGCCGTCTGCCTCTGATGTGGGAGCGGTGCCAACCACGCGAACCGTGAACGGTAAGGCGTTATCGTCAAATATTTCTTTGACCGCCGCCGATGTGGGAGCGGTTTCCCAAACCGTATATGAACTAACCCCGCAAAACGGCTGGACGGCAGCCAGCGCGGCTTCCGCGTGCCATCTTGTGGTCACCGGGAGGCTTGCCGCCATAACCGCCCGCCTCACAGCACCGAGCGCCACGATCAATTCCAGCAACAGTTTGATATTTAACTTACCTAGCGGGGTTGTGCCGACGAAATATATCGACGTCGTTATGACATGCGGAGGGGATATTTCTAACGCGGCTGGTGCTCAAATCGGGACAGGCGGTTCAGTTGTGGCGTTTTCCGGCACGCTTCCTTCTACCGGGCCGCTTTCTATCGACGCGGTATTTTTGATTAATTAGAAAAGGAGGATCTTATTATGGCATATTTTGGAGCAATCTCACCAAATGGTGGTACATGTTATGGGAAGCTTCAGTTTACTACAACTCAATACCCTCAAATTTACGGAAACGGAGTTTTACAGTTTGGCGGAAACAACAAGGACGAATATGGAGTAGTTATTCAAAGCAACCGGAGTGATGATCAAAACAGCTTCCGCCCGGCTGTTAACGCCGGAACCGCAGGACATATGTATTTAGGAAGCGCAAACCAGAAATGGCGCGCTGTTTACGCCCAGAACGGCGCTATTCAAACCTCCGACCGAAACGCCAAGCACGATATCACAGATCTTGACCCGGAAAAAATAACGGCGTTTATTATGGGGCTGAAGCCAAGCTCCTATGTGTTTAACGACGCTGACAGCGGCAGAACCCACTGGGGCCTGATCTCGCAGGATATTGAGGAGTTGTTCCCTCAGCTTGGAATGACAAGCATGGATTTCGCCGGATTCATCAAATCCCCAAAAACGGAGGATTATTACGAAGATGTTTCCGAGACTGTCACAGATGAGGAAACCGGAGAGGAAAAAACTGTAACACGGAAAGAATTAAAAACCCGGACCATCGAAGGAGAATATATCTACTCCCTTCGCTATGATGAATTTATTGCCCCTTTAATCTGCATGGTGCAGAAGCAGCAAAAGCAAATTGAGAATTTAGAGCGGCGTTTATCCGCTTTAGAAAACAAGGAGGAAGCAAAATGACAGAGCAAGTAAAGAAAGAAATCATTAAGGCCTACGCTTACGGGAAAACACCTCAGGAAGCCGCGGCTGCTATGGGTATCTCACTGGAAGGCGCCAAAAGGCTCCAGGAGGAAAACGCTGAAGCGATTAAAGAAAGGAAAAGCCAGCTTGAAAGCGGCGGGTGGTTAAAATGATTATCGGTATTGACGTATCTACCTGGCAGGGGAAAATCGATTGGAACCAAGTGAAAGGAGCTGGAATCCATTACGCCATTCTCCGTTCCTCGTTCGGTTCTCCGGATCCTTCTCAGGTGGACAATCAGTTTGAAAACAATTATAAGGGAGCCAAAGCCGCCGGAATCCCAGTAGGCGCTTACCACTACGGCTATGCGGTTTCCGAAGCTGAGGCCCGCCAGGAGGCTAAGTTCTTCCTGGACACCATCAAGGGCAAGCAATTCGAATATCCCGTCTATTACGACGTAGAGGACAATGGAACGATGGGCACGCTTTCCCGGCAGGCTTTGACCAATGTAATTAAAGCTTTCTGCTCTGAGGTGGAAAAAGCCGGGTATTATGTGGGCGTTTATGCCTCCCTCAGCTGGCTTGACAGCAAATTCTATCCTGACCAGCTTCCCTATGATATCTGGGCTGCCCAGTATTTTACTGAGTGCCAGTATTCCGGCCAATATGGCATGTGGCAGTACACCAGCTCCGGCAGCGTTCCCGGAATCCAGGGCGGCGTGGATATGAATGAGTGCTATCAGGATTATCCTAAGGCCATCAAGGAGAAGGGCCTTAATGGTTTTGATAAACCCACTCCAGCTCCCGCGCCCGAGCCGGCAAAAACGGTAGATGTATACTACCGGGTAAGAACCAAGGCGGACGGCTGGCTTCCCGAGGTGAAAAACCTTGAGGATTACGCGGGATTTACCGGAGCCGTCACTGATGTCGCTGTTCGTGTTTCCGCTGGTTCCGTAAAGTACCGGGTACATATTAAGGGCGGCAATTGGCTTCCCTATGTGACCGGCTGCAACATCAACGATGCTGTAAACGGCTATGCGGGAAACGGTTTGGAGATTGACGCTGTTGAAGTGTATTATTACACCCCGGACAGCATCAGGCCGTATAAGAAAGCCAAATACCGGGTCGCTCCTGTGGGCGGAAGCTATTATCCCTGGCAGTATGACAATGAAACCGGAAACGGCCAGGACGGCTACGCGGGCGCTTTCGGAAACGCCATCGGAAAGCTTCAGATTGTAATCGAGTAAGGAGGGATTATCATGGCGCCGGAAAAGTGCATTGCGGATCCCTCCCGGGACTGCCTAGGGCTGGCAAAAGCGGAGATGCTGGAAAAGCAGATCGCGGAATACCGCCAGCAATCCAGAGAAACCCACTCGGAGCTTTACACCAGGATTACAGCTCTGGAAAAATCAGACGCGAAACGGGACGAACAGTACAGCAAGATCCTGGACAAGCTCAACGACATGCAGGCGGATATTAACAAGGCTCTTTTATCCATCGCCGAGTTTAAGGAGAAATCCGGAAAACGCTGGGACAAGATTGTGGATAAGATTCTCCTTTTGGTTATTACAGCCTGCGTCGGATATATCTTAATCAAATTCGGACTGCCTGTATAAGGAGGAACTAAAATGAAAATCAACTGGAAGGTACGGTTTAAAAACCCTGTGTTCTGGTTCAATCTAGCAGCGTCCATTTTTCTGCCCATGCTGGCTTGTCTGGGCTTCAACTGGGAAGACATGACTAGCTGGCAGGCTGTAGGAAACGTGCTCTTACAGGCTGTCCAGAGCCCTGTAATCGTGGTGTCGGTTCTGGTATCTGTATGGAACCTGTTGAATGACCCTACCACCAAGGGTCTAAGCGATTCCAGCCAGGCGCTTTCTTATACCGAACCTAAGAAAAGCGAATAATAGAAAGACAGCCCCCGGGAATTTTCCTGGGGGCAATTTTATACCCAAATCTAAAACATAAAGGAGAAATGATTTATGTTAGTAAAAATTATGGAACAAAACAGAGAGGAAATCTTAACCGCCAACAGCC